CCCTGAAGAATGTCTTCAAACGTTAACTATGTGCCTACTGACTAATCCAATAGTCCCACGTATACACATACCCCTTCACCGAGCCATACCGGACCTCCTTGCGAGGAACCCGGCGTCGCGCTTCACGAGGATCGCCGCCCTTTTCGAGGACAGCTAAACGCTTGGTATTGGATTTAAGCCAAGCGTCGTTCACCCCGCTATGCACGTTGTCGCACTCCAGGTAGTCCCAACGTTGGAACTGCCTAGGCTCAGGTCTACCAGCCAAGACTTGCCAGTACCATGGGTTATCCCAGTGTATGGCTCTCTCGGTCGGTAAGTTCCGGAGATACCGGAACAGCACACCCCCCTGCCCATCGCGGGTAGGAAGCATGCAACCATCTGTCGGCGCATTCGCGATGTCATAGAGGCGAACCCCTGACGCATCACTAAACCTAGGAGGTACTAGAAGCACCATACCCAGATCAAACTTCTCATGGAAGTCGAGAAGCCAACGCCAAACATGCGTGAAACGATCCTTAACAAATGCTGGATCACTTTCCTGCGTCAATGCACGGCGGATGCCGTTGTACACGACGTAGGACCACGCTTTTAGTGCGTTTACATCTTTTCGGCTGGCAGGCCGCTCAATGAAGAACGGCCGTACGTCCGTACCCATGTAGGCATCCAGCCCACAGGACTCCCGGAATCGCCCATCCCAGTGACTTTTCTCAACGTTTAGCTGCCAGCCGAGTTTCTCGGCGAGCCATTGGACGTCTTCGATCAGGTCACATGGTACGTAGCAGTCGTCGCCAAACACCGAGATATCGATCTCATCAATACCACGGCGCCTCGCTAAGGCTACCAACAGAGCGTAAAACACGAGAGTTTGGAGTGGAAACACAAACCCATTCCCCATGGTGCCTATCATAGGAAGTTCATAGCCCTTTACAGGGTTTCCCTTCTTGTCTACGATAAACGACGCAGGAGATCTGATCAAGCACAACCATTGAAACCAATCTTCCGGCACTAACCTCCGGATCACTTCGATCCAGATACGGTCTGAAGCCTGGGACCAGTCCACCGTGGCGCACCCGATTTCGGGGTACTTAGAGGCCAACTTCGCTAACAGGCGATGTGATGCTGCCTGCGTCTTAAGGTCGATGTTACACCAGCGTTTCAGCCGGTCTTGAATAACACCTCCCGTCCCAAGCTGGAAGAATTGGTTAAGACTTCCCTCTTTGGACATTGACCTCAGCTTGTTCCACTTTTTCGGAACGAAGGAGAGAATATTACCGGGTACACTCCCGACGTCTGACACGCGCGGATTTTCACCGAGACCTGTGCCATTCGCTGCCTCTGCGAGCATTCCATCAAGGGTTTTATCCCATTTCAGGTACTCGTAGAAAGCATAGAGAGCTCCCTTCGTACCGCTAACGTCCAGCACCTTCTTATCCAAGAAGGCGTCCTTTCGCTGGACTCCGACGGTACTATTCGGGCCGTGTGTGCACCTCCCAAAGATCTCGTCGAGTTCCAACTCGCCGAGACAGCGGTGAACAATCAGCGAAGCTTCCGCAAATACGTCACGGAGACCCACATCTTCATTCACCCCTAAGATCACTTCGTATGCCCATCCCAGAGCGCAGTTAGCCGAAAAGGATTCTTCAGCTTCTGCCTCAAGGGTCTTCTGGTCCAACTCGGCCGTATAGAAATACCGGTCGAAGAAGTGCGCAGGGAGGTACGATTCACGGAAGTCGGAGACGTACAACAGACTGAGATCTTGCGCAAGCGGATCCCAGCCGGTGACAACGTCGCGAATATTCCGACAGGCCCCAGCAGTGAAGCTGGGGTTCCCGAGGTCACGCAGATACGCGGTGAATACCGCGTTTACTTGCCGGTCAACCTCCTGGTTGGAGATTAGGTCCGGCTTCTTTGCTTGTGTGCTCATGAAGCGCTCCTGAAAGGATGCTGCGGGTTTCCGCAGGGTTGTTTAAGGCGTTAGTGGCGCATACAAGTAGCAAACCACAGGCAGCCAGGATAATCCTCTCATACACCGGCACAGCCCGCTAGGAAAGCAAGGCGTCGTGCCAGAACGAGAGGAAGTCTGCGTCGGCGAGGAAGTTCGGCATATCAGTTACGATTGCCTCCTTATCCGCCTGCGCATACTCAGGGTGAAAAGCCATCTCGACCTTTTGGGTCTGTTTGTAAAGACGGCCGTCACTCGCAACGAAAGGTATGGTATAGACCATCGCGTTGCGCCCGAGCCTGGCGAACCCACCATTGACCGGCAGCTGCGGCAGGATAGCCGTACAACGTACCGAACGTCTGGTGATAAGGTTGTCATCGGACAGCACAACCAGGTTTACGCCGTTAGGAACGGCCCGACCATCAGGTACGAGGGCCATGGACGTCCCACCAGTTGGTGCCCACGTGGCACCCGTCAAGATCGCTGCAGAAGTAAGCAGTGACATTCTTATGATCTCCAAGTTCTAGCCATAAGCTGTTTCGCACCGAAGCGTTGATACGCCAGGGCGACATACTCGGCCAAATGGTTAAGGTCTACGGGATCTAACCCATAAACAAGAGGAGGTAACACACTAGGCTTTACCCCAATGTGCCGTACTTTCGTGGAGTTTGACCGCGAGCAAGTCGACGCGCCGGATGTGGCAGAGCAAGACCACTTGGTCGAACCCGTGCCGCCGGAAGCGCTATAACTGTCCGCGTTAAATGTTTCCACGATTGTCTCTGAAGTGAGCACAGTACACCACGATCCGAGGACTTCAAGTCCAGGGCGTGGGATGTTGGCTCGTATCCAATCACCAACTCCGATAAACCGATCTAGGATGAACGACAAGGGAACCAAGTCGTACGCCGCAGACGGAATGTCGGACATGTCAAGGCCTAGAGCTTGAGGTAAGCTCAATGTGGCTTTGGCCGAGACGCCAGCCCGGTAGGTGACAGAACGTGCACCCGCGCGCTGGTAGTGATAAGCTTGTCCCAGTCCGGGATCAAGCCATGTGAGGTAAGCATACCTAGTGAAGTCGGACGAATCCGACGTACCGAAGGCAGACGTACCCCGACCTGTAATGATCCGACGTGTGGTCAACTCCTGTAAAGCCTCTGCAAGTTGTTCGCAGGACTTTAGAAAAGGCAGCCACCCGAAGGTGTATTCCAGGTAGGTACTCGAAGCTGCATCAGCCAGGGCACGTGCCTTGGTCTTTGCACGCGAGAAGTGCGTTTCTTCGAGAAAGGACCGAACTTTCCGACGCTGTTTAGCGCTAGGCTTACTCCGGGGGCGTAGTGCATTGGTAAGATACCGATGTGCGCCCTGTAAAGGATGACGGAACATTTGGTAAGTCTCTCGTGCCTCACCGAGGTCCACTAAGAGAGTTGCTGTCGACGAGTACAGGTTCGCCCAGGCCTGGTTAACTGCGTATTGCATACGCTCTTCCTCCACGTCATCTTGCGACAACGTGATTGAGGGGAGGTATTCTCTGAGCACCATATGACGTCCGACTGAGAGGTCGGCGTAGTCATAAATGTTGCTCTTAGCGCCGTTGTTCCAGGTGGCTGAACGATTGTAGCTCGCGAGCGATTCACTATAACTGGATTTTGTCGAGGTCATGGGTTTGAAGAACCATTCCCCGTCGGCTCGCCGTTTATTGTAACACGGTGTCACCTCGTCCAGCATAGTATCCTCCGTATGGAGCTCCGCTCCATAATCATAAACGGAGGTGGACGGCGCACCACCATTGACTGTCGAGGTTATGAGCGCAGATAGTTCAGGATGGACTATCAGGTTGGTTTTACGTAGCCTAGGCCGCGTTGGACCGCACTTGCTCATAACAGTTCTCTAAATCAAGGATGATAACCCCAGGAGACGTACCCACTCACCCAGTCTGGCAAACAAGCCAGTGCTGAGCACCGATCCGACTTACAGACGCGCCCGCCCTGCCCTATCTAGGGCCCATAGGAAAGCGCACTCTGCGGATAGCATACGACTCTCATGAGAGCCGAGCGTCACTCCCACGTGGGAGTGCCGGATGCCTTGCGGTGTTTTCGTGTGTTTGTGGTACGT